AGTAAGCCAGAAAGAGATTGAAAAGTTATATGATTTCGGCGGAGAGGTTCCATTCGATCAATAACTTAATTTGTTGTATAAATATATGTCTCTGTGTCGGGTAAAAAGAGAATTTCTGAAAAAAATAACAGATGGCTTAGATAACCTTATGGTATTTTCTCTCAGAGCGAATGAAATGGGTACAGAACCCATTGGAGAAATAGAAGCCTTTATAAAAGAACACATGTTAAAACAGAACGACAAAGGTGGGTTCGAATTTTCGAGAAGTAGATTTATAACGGGTCTAACCATTTTGGATTTTGACATACTAGCCAGGATTCTCATGTACTTTGATACAGTTGATATGTCTCTGTACAAAGTATATAAGGAGTCCAAGTTTACTTCATTTAACGGTGAACCTGTTGCGTTAACGAAAGAAGAATATAAATTAAGTAATTTGATTAACACAGGTGACATACATACATTCAGAGATCTTATTTCTTACTAGAAGTTTTACTCTTATAAATCTTTTCATATTCCCTCTGGCTCTTTACGAAATCATTTTTACGTTTTTTATTTGGATCATCCCTAATCAAAATGTACGTCAGTATATCGACAATCTTAGGAGAATTGCCTTTTGATTTGGGAACCTTTTTTAATTTTTTCTTAGCGTTTTTCAACTGCTTGATAGTTGGCATTTATATATGTCAATATTTTCAATCGACCTCATCAATAGTTGGACCCTTCGCAGCCTCTGTCTCAGTGTCGGGCTGCTGACAAGACATGTATAGTTCCGTAAGTTCCTTCTGTTTTTCCTCAATTTCATCAATAGATGCCGAACGATTATTATCAATCCACTGGATAGTTTCATCAACTTTCAGTTTTATAATTGACTTATTTGTATCGTCAAACTTACAATCTTCACTCTCAACCATATTACGCATACTATAAGTAGAGTTCTCTAGATCATTCATAGCCTTTATTTGTTTTTCGTACACCTCGTCTTCTTCCCTGTACTTTTCCGCATCTTGAACCATGCGCTCAATTTCTTCCTTGGAAAGACGCCCTTTGTCATTGGTAATAACAATCTTTTCAGATTTACCCGAAGCCTTGTCCTCGGCTGTGACGTTTAGAATTCCGTTTGCATCTATATCGAAGCAAACATTAATCTGTGGTACCCCCCTGGGTGCGGCTGGGATCCCTGTCAAATCGAAAGTTCCAAGTAGATGGTTATCCTTTGCACGAGAGCGTTCTCCTTCATAGACTTGAATATGAACACCCGGTTGATTATCTGAATACGTTGAAAAGACCTGTTCCTTCTTAGTAGGGATAGTTGTATTTCTATCAATAATTTTAGTCATAACACCACCCGCCGTTTCGAGCCCTAGAGATACGGGTGCAACATCAAGTAGCAGAAGATCTTGGACGTTATTATTGTCAACACCTGAAAGAATAGCAGCCTGAACGGCCGCACCATAAGCAACTGCCTCATCCGGGTTGATCGTTTTGTTTAAATCTTTATTATTGAAAAAGCTAGAAAGCATCTGCTGAATCTTTGGAATACGGGTTGATCCTCCCACAAGAACAATTTCGTCAACCTTAGACTTATCCATCTTCGCGTCACGAAGTACTTGTTCAACGGGTTCCATACACTTCTTAAACAAATCAGAGTTTAACTCTTCAAAACGTGCACGGGTAATAGTCGTATAAAAATCCATTCCATCAAACAACGAATCAATCTCAACCATCGTTTGAGCCGTAGAAGAGAGAGTTCGCTTGGCACGTTCACACGCAGTCCTAAGACGACGAATAGCCCTAGGATTTCCAGAAATATCTTTCTTATTCTTTCGACGGAACTCGTCCGACAAATGACGGAGAAGACGTGTATCAAAATCTTCACCACCTAGATGAGTATCACCAGCAGTAGCCTTTACCTCGAATATACCACCTTCAATATTGAGAAGTGATACATCAAACGTACCACCACCAAGATCAAAGATCAATACATTTTTATCTTCATCTTTGTTCTTGTCCAGACCATAAGCAATTGCAGCCGCTGTTGGTTCATTAATAATTCTAAGACAGTTTAGACCCGCAATAGCAGCAGCATCCTTTGTCGCCTGTCGCTGTGAATCACTGAAGTAGGCAGGTACAGTCACAACTGCATCTTTCACAGTTTTACCCATGAAAGATTCCGCAGTCTCCTTCATCTTAATCAATACCATAGACGAAATTTCTTCGGGAGCAAATTGTTTCTTCTCACCGTGAAATTCAACATTAATCATAGGCTTGTCAGCCACACCAGGAACAACTTCATAAGACCAGTCCTTTATATCGTCTTGGACTTTCTTATCCGAAAACTTACGACCAATAAGACGCTTCGCATCAAAGACAGTGTTGCTAGGGTTCATAGCTGTCTGGTTTTTTGCAGCGTCTCCAACGAGACGTTCATTATCTGTAAAGGCAACGTACGATGGAGTTGTACGATTTCCTTGGTCGTTCGGAATAATCTCTACACGATCATTCTGCCATACACCAACACATGAGTAAGTAGTTCCTAAATCAATACCAATAGCTTGAGACATTATGTACAATTTATACGAACGATATCTTTAATCCTCTAAAAGAAATCAAGACGATCTGCTAGATTTGGGAATATAATCTTCTTGAACTTGTTTTCCATATATTCGAACATGTCAAGTCTACATTGTGAATACCGAAGTCTCTCATTAAGTGAATACTCTCGACAATCTTGGCGTACTGGTAAAGATACCCATGTATCAAAATTATCATTATACCACTTAGATTTTGAATTGTTTTCATATTCATTGTTCATAGATTCAATCAAAGTTTCTTCCATTAATTCATATTCTTCTTGTTGAAGCATTCTCTCAATATCTTTGATAACAAGATCAAATGATTCAGTGTTTTCACCATTGATATAACTACCACGTCTCATATGTTTTAATTGTGATAATCTGGAGTACATGATGTTATATATCATTATCAATGTAACTTTAAGCAAAATAAATTATAAACATATGATAGAATGTCATTGTCACTCGAGGACATACCTAAAAAGGTTCAGTACATGGTAATTGATTCTAAATATATCAACGGAAGTAATAACGCATTTTCTGTTAATTTAACTCTTGAATCAAATACTCATATCGAGAACATGAACAATGTACTCGGTATAAAGATGGTAGATTTTTACGTTACACAGATCGGAAAAGCAAGTTCATCTGCACAAGCCAGTAATATACCCAAATACATAGATATCACGTGTCCAGAAATCCCCAAAGTAGCACAGATGCTAGATGAACGCCATGGTAGGTTATTTGCACGTATACCACTCGAAAGACATTACGCCAGTGGATCTGACACTGTGGTAAAAGATAAAGAATGGAAAAGTTTTGAAAGACAAACAAACTATTTTAACCCAATGTCTATTAAACAATTGAACTTCAACTTATACGAAAGTCAAGAAAATGGTACATATACATTTCTAAAACCAGGTGTAAACTGGTATATGGTACTTGAAATTACAGTCGTTCACCCAAAAGAAAAACCAAAGGACAAGAATATTTTAATACTTCAAGCTCTAGAAAAGCTGACAAATAAGATTGAAGTACTCAACATGAATGTCAAAAAATTACCCGATAAACCTCAAGAACACGAAACCAAAAAATATCCATTTGGATACCTTATCATCGCAATAATATTGGTATTGGGAAGTTTTATTTACATGGTGAATAAAAGCAGTCCTCCGCAAGCGATGTAAGAAGATATCCAATACGGGGCTTGAACCCGCAACCTTCGCGTGCCTTAATAGATGTAACTCTATATGAATATACGATGTATAAGCACGACGCTCTAACCGATTGAGCTAATTGGATGTGCTACCAGAGGGTTTCGATCCCCCTACTTCGAACTTACAAGGCCCGCACTCTTCCGATTGAGTTATGGCAGCGACTGAATATTAGTATAGTCTATTCTTTAATATAATTACGCGACAGAAGACTTCTTGGTTGTAGACTTGGCAGTGGTCTTGGTAGCAGCCTTTCCGATTGGGCCGGCTGGGCCGGCTGGGCCGGCTGGACCGGTGCGACCAGTGGGGCCTGGGGGGCCTGGAGGTCCCTGAGATCCGGAACCACCCGCACCACCGCAATTGTCAATCAGCTTGAGAAGAATATTGTAAAGTCGTGTCTTGTCGAGACGAAGCTTATCTATTTCCTCGGAGATTTCTTGCTTGAGAGCATCCATGTTTGTATACATAAAAGAAAGATTATCTTTATATATAATGATCTTTATAGGGCCAACTTTATTGAGTGGTATTGGACAACATACAAAGAAATATATGGACCTCTTTCCAGGAAGTGAATATTTCATGTATAGTGAAGATATTCCGGAATGTGATCACGCGTTTCTGTTTGCAATCCCAATCGAGAATGTTCTTAATCGAATTCCTTACATCAAGTCGAGATGTAAAAAACTCATATGTATGACCGTTTGTGAAACTGAAACTGTACATGAAGATTATGAAAAGTTATTTGAACACTTTGATCGTATAGCTGTCCCAAGTAAATTCTGTCAAGGTGTTCTATCACGTCAATTTCCTAACAAAGAATT